TGTTCTCAGCTTGGCTAAACGCTTCAACTCTAGTCGTAGGATTATCACAAGCATATTGAAGAACTCTGGTATCTCTTTGCGAACTCAATCCGAACAAGAAATCATCAAATGGCAACGGATGTCGCGTACTAAGCGCGCTGCTCAAATCGCTGCTGCTCACGCCAAACGAAGAGGACAACACGATAGTCTCAAGGTTAGATTGCTTAGATCCAAACGACGTGAGCAACTGCAAACTCATATCGGATATAGGGAAGTTGAATTCGCTAAATTGCTCGATACCAAGCGGATCGAATATCGGCAACAAGTCGCATGTGGGGTGTACAACATTGATTTCACCATAGCAGGAACCAATGTCGCCATGGAAATTGTAATGGGGAGTGGAGGCAAGATTGTGACTGCCACATACAAGCGCAAGCGTCGTAAATACATTCTCAACCATTGGCATTTGTTTGAAGTTATAGTTACTCCCAGTACTCGTAGAATTACATTCAGTCCGAAGGTCATACAGCAATTGATCTCCTTTATGAAGATCACACGCCTTGACAAATCCACGCATGGTCAACATCGGATGATTAGGCCCGATGGTGAGTTCTTTGGCACTTGTCCTAAGTCGTATGGCCGGACCTCTAAATCTGGAACGTACCATCTCGTGCATCGTACCGTAGGAAGCGATGGTCGTTCCCTCTAGCACTGCATTCGGATGAGCCGGAATAAGACCATCGGCTTCGTCCAGCGTGTAGGGACCTTCGTCGCTTATGTCTTCGCATAGCGAGCAGACTCTGTCGTCATTGGCGGTGATGACCTCGATCAAATTCTTTTTTGATCGAGGCTTTTTCTTCTTAGGTGCGTCACGCACGAGAGTGGTGGAAGGAGGAGACACCACCCCCGCGCGCTCCGCTATCGTGCTCACGGAGGCAATGCGCGCGGCACGAAACGAGTCCAGCGTTGCGGCGCTGTAAGTGCGAACTGTGATGAATGACGTGAGCAACCCGCTGCGATGCTTGCCGATGTCGTCGATAATGTCTTGTATTGTTCGGGCAATCTTGCTTGAAGATTGCCGGAGCAATACCCCGTTCGCAAATGCGCGAACTGAATGTTGTGACGTCGCTTCCAGGATTCCCTGTAGTTCGATGATCGCAAGCGATTGCAGGAGCGGCACACGGTCTATCGGCGCAATAACCGGGGGTGCAGTGTCATTCGCCTTGGCCCGTGCCAGATCACCAGCCGCGCGCACATAGGGCAACGTCCATGAGCCGTTGATGCCAAGGACGAACTGGCGCAGGGATTCATCGAGCCATGCCTGAAACGCCTTGACCGGATCGAGCCCGGTGATGACGGCGTGTTGAATATTATTCACGGCATCTGTTCGTAAACTCACCGCACTTGGGATGAGTTTACGAATACGTGTCCAGCGCAAATAGAATTCTTTATTGAATTTTTTCTGGATCGGCAAGGTGCCGGTTGGGTCGGACACCCCCGCCCTTGGAAGGGCGGTGGCATCTAAGACAATCTTCTGCCTTGTCGTGTGGCGCGGACCACACCGGCAAAGCATTCCATGCATTTAGAAGAACCAGAGTCCTATCATAGCACCCATGATGAACATCAAACCATTGAGCAGTGCATACCAAGGGCCACCGTCATACCAGCCATAGATCACGGCCGCGATAAACCCGACAGCAAGAAGAATATCTAAACGACGCAGCTTGCCCGCAACCAGAACATTGCCCCAGTCACTGAACGCATCACCGGCTTTAACCAATCGACGGGGAATTTTAATCTGCATTAACGACGCGACAGCCACGTCAAATTGCAACGTTCGCAGTGCGTGATACAATAGTCATCGCGCAACGGCTCAGAGTAATGGTGGTGACGATGAAACATTCGGCACCACCATCTTCTCAAATTTTACTTGAACAGTCCAATGATGCTGGCAATGGTGAAGCTGCCAGCCGTTGGACCGGGGACCGGGGCGGCGAAGGTAGAAATGTTGCCGCTATAGCCCGACGTGCCGGAGCCGATGCCGGTAAACTCGGCATAGAATGTCCCGGAGCCGACAATGGTGCCCGAGCCGCCGACCTGCTGGCAATTCGGCACCAAGAAGCAGGTGCCCGCGCTTTGCGGCCCGAACAGCAACTGATCGTCGCCGTTATTGACGACCTGATCGAGGCCCGCGCTCCAGATCGACGCCTGCCAATTGACGATGGCATCAGGCGGTGCGGCAAACGTATTTGTCGCATTCGCAATTGTAAATGTGCTGGATTGGGTCAGGTGAAAAACCGCCTGATCCTCAAAACTTCCAGAACCGGGTGAAAAGGAAAAATTACCGGTGGCCGATGTCGGATTGGTACCGATGTCGATCATCGCTGCATTGCTTGCCATTGTCATGGCGAGCAACGCGGTAGTAGCTAAGAGTAGTTTCTTCATTTCACTTTCTCCTTCAGGCTTCCAAACGATTACGACGCCAACGGCCTAGTCCCAACATGCCAAGGCAAGCTGTGATCAGACCGGGGATACCGAGTGCACCGGCAATAGGACCGGGCACCGCTACTGGGATCGCGGCGACATCAATACGGTAGTGCTCGAAATCATTGATGTTGCCATTGAGATCAAGCAGTCGCAGCGAGGTCATGATCTCGCCATTAGTGGCGTTGAACGTGAACCCGGATTGTGCGGTTGGGCTGATAGCACCAAGAGCAAAAGTAAGTAGCTCTTCGTTACCGAATGCATCGACGGCGCGCACGAACGCAGTCACGTCACCGGTCCCTTTCAGAGAAAACACCTGTGTCGTGGTACCGACGAAGAAAGTATCAGTCGGATCGAACACCTGGATAAAAATATTGTTCGAGCCGGTGAGCTTGATGTCGTTGCCGTTGGCAGACGCCGAGAACGTTGTGCTGCCGGTCAGGTCGCGGAACTGAACGACATTGGCATGCTGACCGTTGAGAAGTGCGGTTGCAAGATCGCCACTCACAGAGTTGAAGATCACATTGTCGCCCGTACCACTCAGATGACGGTCTAGGATAACATCAGCACTGGCGGGCGTCCCCGCCACTAACGCAAGTAAGGCCGTAGTCGCCAAAAGTATTTTTCTCAAAGTAGTCTCCTTCGGTAGTCTCACGGGTCTAGATCCCGCATGGCAATTTTACTGTACATGGGCAACATCTGCCATAATTATTTTTAGCATCCTTTGCAAATACTTGGCGGGGGCGGGGGGTAGGGCGGAAGCGGGTCAACCCGTGATTCTCGCTTACCTGATGGCCCAAAACAACGGCAGGCCGGGGCCTGCTCCTAATATGCCCGCAAGCCAGATCACGATAGCGATGATACAAAGCAACCCTACGACGATGCGTCCCCATTTTTCAACGTCGGCATCAAGACTCCAGCCCATGAAGCCAACAATCAGCCAGCGAATAGCGAAGGCGATCAGAATAACTACCGCGATGTAGAGCAATAGACTGAGAAAACTGATGAGGATAGACATGTCGTCTACTCCCTTGGGTGGTCCGTGGCCAGATAGTGCGGCCACGAAAAGCGTATGAAGGGAAGGTCATTTATTGTCGCGATGCTTGAAGTACTGGACCTCTCGCTCGTGCTTCTCGGCTTCTTCTCGAGTATCGAAGGTCCCGAGGTTCTTGCCTTCGCCACTGACGAGACGATACTTGCCTGAAGGGAGCTTGCGAACTGTGTCGCTGACATATTCGTCATCGAGGTTGTCTCCGAATTTATGGTCGAGCGCGTCGGTATATGAGAAGGGCGATGGTTCTTCCTGCGCGAACTGACTGAGCTGCTTGAGCTTGCCCGCGGACTGCTGCATCATGCCGATGTGCGCCTGCATGTCCTCAGGCGTCGGCTCGGTCGGTTCTTCAGGCTCGGAACCGAACTCGTCTATCGCATCTTCAATGCCGGGATAAGTCGCATCTTCTATGAGCTGATTAATCCGAACCTCCCTGAGGACGTCCGGATTAATAAGAGCCATGCTCACGTCGGCTTGGGTAGTCACGGCCTTCTTGTTGGCGATGTCGGCTTTTTCGGTTTCGGTCAATTGCCACAGCGGCGACCATTCATAGTAGATGCTGTCGTCCTCGGTGCCCAGCACCGAGCGAATGAATACTTCATCCAGTGGAGTGAGTATCGGGGATAATTCATTGCGCTGCATACTCGAGATATCATCATAGTAGTTTCTTATATCGGTTTCACCGCCTGTCGTGCCCAGTCCACTGCCAGTGCCCTTGGATGAACCGATGAGTCTGGTAACAGGAATGCGCGCCGCGCCCGCCGCGACGGTGATGAACTGTTCCATCAACTGAGGGAGACTGCCGAAGGATGTCTGGATGCGCTCCCAGGATTCTTTTTCATCGAGCAACAGCGTATTCACGCTCGACTTCATCTGGTTCGCCACCATGAAGCGCTCGATCATCTTGTTGCTGAGCTCTTCATCTGCCAAATGTTTACTTAATCCCGGTATCTTGATCACATCCATCTTGCTGTCGCCGATCATGGCTGCAATCCCACCCACCACGGTCCCGGTCGCCTTGATCGCATCGTCTACTACCTGCAAGACTGAATCACCCCATACTGCCATGCCTGCCGCGCGCAGATCTGGAATATCGTGACCCGTGAGCGCGATCACCCGGCTAGGATGAATGAGCACCCCCGGCGTTATATCTTTTTTATTGACGTTAGAAATTTCAGTACCGAGACGATAGTGTTCCGGCTTGTTAAACCACGGGCTTTCAATGTCCCTGATCAATTGACCGGGGGTAAGTTCAAACTGGTGGAACACCTCGATGAAGCGCAGTGAATCTGCCTTGACACGGTCTATTTCCAATGGCTCTTCAGCACGACCCTGATTCACGCCCATTACGATTGCCGAGCCGCCGAACAATCGCGCCAGTATCAAGGCGCGCTTGAGCTTGCGCTGGAGATCGAACTGCTTTTCGGCATTCTCGAGTTTCTCGATCTTAGCTTGGTCGGTCTGCCAATCGCGCCACTCGCGTGTCGCATCTTCCGCGGGCGCATCGACAATGGTCCTGGCCAGCCAGTCGCTTCTATAGGCCGCTTCCAGTTGCGTACGATCAAGAAGATTATAGTTATAGCGGGTATAAGAATATGGATCCTTGATCGTACCGAGACCATTGACGAGGTTCGTGAGGCTGTCGCCTACGAACTGCCTGAATTTGTGTAGCGAGCCCATGCTCATACATTCTCATCTGGTTTAAAGACACAACGCAAACGCTGCGTGTCATTGCATACATGGCACAAGCCATCGGGACTTGGCTTGATGATATAGGCCGCAGTGCTGAGACCATGCCAATAAACCCGAGTATCCTTAATCACAAGCTCATCACACGGCACAGGCTTGCAGTCACCTTCGTTGCAGCAATGAGTCGGATACCACGAGTGAGCATGCGCCAGCCCGCACGACATGATGAGAAATAGTGCGAGGATGATATTCACGAGCACGAATATGAAAGCAGTGGATTTTTCCACTAAACCCAGCTCATGCTCAGGTCGTAGGAATTAAGATCAACGGGCCAGTACGCCATCACCAGCGCATCGGCGAGATTCGGACTTCTTGTGCCCTCGGGCATCTTGTCGATCACCAGTTTCATCCGTGTCCCCTTGGACATGGTGGGCTGGGATAATTCTTTTTGCAGCGTGCGCAATTGCGACAATGAAGAAGGAAGCGAGATCAATGTGTCCTGGTCATACTTCACGCCGTCTACGACCGCGCGATGAGTGCGCTCGAAGCGAAGGCGAAGCTGCCACCATGCCTGAGCTTTCAAGTTGGCGTAGAAATCCTTGTTCAACGGACTCTCTTCATCATCTTCTACGACGCGATCATCAGGTTCTAATACTTGCGCTCCGGCATTCCAGGAAAATAACTCTACGTACTGCGGCATCAGCTTGTCGTCATTGAGACGATTACTCTCGGCCTTCACTCCGGCACCGACCCCGACACTGTCGTACTGGAGCTTGGCTCTTCGTCGCTTGCGGGCGTAGGCTGCAACACTGTCGACAGCCCTGCGAGTGGTGACGCCGGTGTCTCTTTCACCCCACTGCTCGCAGTATCGGAGAACGGCACCCTCGCGTATTGCCAGTGCATTACGGTCGCCGCCGCCGTCGGCAACGTCCAGTCCCGCGTAGCAGTCATCGTTCTCATGCTCCGTGAATTCTAGTTTGAGATGTGCATCAATGGCGGACTGCACCCACTCGGCGGGAATTACAACACCTTCGACAGAGGCCGCATAGTTGCGATCTACTTCTTGCCGGAATATGTGCAGGAGACCTTCTTCAATCGCCTTCGCTTCACGAACATCGTACCATGAACGAGTTTTCTCGGGATGGTCCATCCAGTCCATTACGAGGACATTCGTCTTGCCCTTTTGAACTTCAGTACCGGGCGACCATTCGATCCCGGCTTCACGTTTGCGATGAAAAACATTTCCGAGTCCATTAACGCTGCTGATGTCAATCTGTACTCGGGTCGTATCCCCCAGCGCAGCTTCAATGAGCTCAGGATGTTCGTAGTGTGCACTCTCATCCTTAAAATAAATGAGAGTACGACCTCCGCGACCGATGTCATCGCCCGATTCTCCAGTGATGCTGGCCGCGCCTCCATTGCAAATGATCTTCATGTAGCTCATGTTCTCATCTGGCTTGAATCCCTTGGGCCAGAATATCGGGGGGATACAGCGCAACTGCCAGCGTATTTTCTCGAAAATAGAACTCATGTCACCGATGTGATCGACGTTGGCGGCTTTACGACTGCCCCAGCCAACGGTGGCATCTTTATGAAACAGGAATAACCAAACAGAAAAACTGACTGCGAGCCACGTCGCTCCCATGTCGCGAGATTTCTCGATGAGCCCATGAGTCTCGTTACGCAGGCAACGATGCAAGAATTCGACGAACTCGCGCTGACGTGGGAAAAGAATAAAAGGAATTTTCGTCGGTTTGTCAGTGCCCGCGTTTCGTGGGTCAAAGGTGTAGCACCAGTGTTCGATGAACTTGACGGGGTTCGTCTTGTAGTATTCCATACCACCGATGAGCGTCTCGGGACTCTCGAACATGATCGCGGCGCGACGCTGTCGTTCCAGCATCTCATGGCGGTAATCGGGGGGCCAAGGAAAAGCTGGACTGCGCTCAAGCATCATAAAACCCACCGGAAAGTTTACGAGCAGCGGCTTGATAGGCGGCGAAAGCTTCTTCAGGAGTATTGAAATGTCCGAGGTATTGACGAACACCATTCCTACTAATTCTTGCGTTCCAATTTCCATTACAAAACTGAATACCTTTGTGTCTAGAATTCCACTTTTGTTGAGAAGGTGTCGCTTCCCGCAAATTAAACCAACGATTATTGGTTCGATTGCTATCTATATGATCAATAGATGCCGGTGGTTCTCTACCTGTCATCATCTTCCAAATAATACGATGAAGTTTATAGATTATAGGTTTTTCATCATATTTCAGTTTGACATGAAAATATCCATCACAAAGAACACCGACTCGTGTCCCTGCGTGATGACCATTCCATGCTGCCCAATGATTTAACGTGAGAAAATGTTTTCGTGGTCTTTTCTTCCACCTAACAATCCCAGTATCAGGATCATAATCAAATCGTTCACGTAAGAATTTTGCTGGGGGCAACAACTTAATTGGGCTATTACAACCATTGGGCATCGAGAGCTCCTGATAGCTTTCGGGGTCAAGTGACGGGATGGTGCCTGCAAGCATCATTCCGTTGCGCATTATAGCATCAAGGCTTGCGACTAGGTAGGCATTAAAATTCACGGGGCATCATCTTCCGTATCTTCATGTTCAATATACGGTTCCATATCTGTCGGCGCTGCTAATGCTGCCGGAGTATACGCGGACATGATACGCTGTTCGAATGTCGAAACCATTTCCGATAAAGGCATGTTTATATTCAACTGTTGAATATTGACGTTACCTTGATTGTGAGTTTCGATCCTTGCTTGAATAGGAAGAAGTCTTCCCAATAATGAAACAAACAGCTCTGGACGATCATCTGCGAGCCAAATACAATAGGATTCAAGATTAGAAGATTTCGAATGTTTAGACTTTTCTGCTGCGTATATGAGCGCCTGTTTTAGGACTCTCGTGTGTTTCCCTGTCGCACCTTGTTTGCGGCCATTGAACTTCAGGTTGCTCGAACCATTTACAGACACGATCTGGTAAACCTCGCTAAAATAGGTTTACTCATACGACGGCTGCCGCACTGGCGAATAGCCAGTCGGTATTTCGGGCACTGATTACATCACGCAGCGAGAACTGCTGCGTCGTAGGCTTTGATCTCGAGCATCTTCGGGACGCCGAGCACGGTGAACAACACGCGAATCCTATCATGACTCGTTCCTGCTAATCCTCTGTAGATTCCAGTGCAACCCTTCAACCATCCAGTTTGTATTTCCAGGGTCTCATTCATGTTGAATCGCGGTGCCTCATGCTCCGGCACTGCGACATAGCCGAGTTCATCTTCAATCTCACGAAATCTCTGAACGTGTTCGTCCTTGACACAGGTGGGCAGACCACCGCCGTTCTGGATAACCCTGCGAACTCCGCGCGTGGAATTCAACCATTTCCATCGGTCAGTGTTGGGATCTATCCTGACGAGAAGGTAATACGGAAACAGCGGCATGATCTCGCGAACGCCGTTCTTCGGGCGCTTGCGATACATGAGATGGAGGATTTCAAATCCCTCGCGCGTTATGTGGCGACGAGCATCTGCGCTATTCGGCTGTTTCGTGCGCAGTACGGTCCAGTATTTCTTCTTCTTTTTCGGTTTCCAGTGCACGAGTACCCCGACGAACTTTCACGTGTGCGAATACGCGGGGGCAGAGAAGATTCCATCGTGCGCTGGCGGCGATTCCCATGACTTCCAACTTGCATTGCCCCGAAACTCAACTTCCACAAAACGGGGCATGCTGCCACGGCCAAAAAAATTTTGCAACAGCACTAGCGTTACCCGTAACGCCTGAACGCACAGGTCTATAACACGCGCGCGGGCACGCGCAAGAAGAGCTGTAGTGCTACGTGCGTATATAACCCCTGTGATTACAAATACTTAGATTGTAGCACTTCAGCTAAACGATAACGATACAATGCTGGCAACCTCACATTGCTAAATACAACTCAACCCCTTGCATCTATTGCATAAATAAAATCTGTTCTGATTTGATCCTGTATCCGCGACCAACACGACACTTCGCGACTCCACCCTCAAAAATAATTTTTGCTGCTACATGTGCTACAAGCCCACGCGGTATTAATACACCAATTTTCTGCTTGCCAGTCGCGCCCCCCGGTGGCACCATGCCGCTATTGCTAGCATAAAAAGAGGGCAAAATGCGACAGCACACCGCGACCCTAGTCCTGATCCAACGAGACCAATTGACGGCCTATCTGATCCGTGATTATTTCGATCTACCACGAACCGAGAATCTCATGAGCGCGCTCTTATCAAGACATCTCGGACAAGCCGATCTGGTGCTTGCTCTGCTCCGTATTCGCGACCATTCCAGCAAGGACTGGCGCAACGTTTTATCCCACTACATTCGCCGCCTCGTGGGCAAGCCTATCAAGATCTGCACACCATGCCTGCTGAAGTACCGAATGAACGGCACTCCATCATGCACCTACCGCGATCCATCCCCCCGTATCACGTTCGTGACTTCACGCAACCCGCGTGATCCAACGTCACAAGCCTTCCTGCGCTGGCCAGATTTCAAGGTCGGCCGTACCCTGAACCAGCTCCGCGTCCGTGGACATAAAAGAAGAGATATCAAACATGCCATTGCGCAAGGATGGATACAAGTCACCAACTAAAGGCCCACGTTCAGTTCGCGGCACCATGTCGTTGCGGTGCCCCAAATGCGGAAGACCGACGAAGGTGCTCCGCACCACGTTGGGTGACAGCGCCTATGATCCAACGCGAACCCGAACTGATTACGTGATTCGAGAACGCATATGCATTGGGCGCTATCGCCACAAGTTCAACACGAAGGAGAAAGCCCAAAATGAGTGAACATGACCCTACCAGATTTCTTACATTCAAATCTGAACATTGCACTGCGGATTTTCTTACGGCTACCGCCAGATTTCTTCGAGACAATAATATCCAAGAATGTCACAGGGTTCGTGTATTCATTACCAAGGACAACGCAGGCAACTACACCAACAGACTTCGCATTGACGCTGATGATAAAGTCATACTCAGAATCTTATCCAAGAAAATCACGCCTCTCAACAATTTCAGATCTACTGCGTCTATTCCTTATATCGTAATCGTTCAGAAATATCTCAAGGTGCTCGATGTTCCCCCCTGCTACATGCTGCGTGTCTTCATGATCAAGGATGAGAATGGAGCCTTCACTACCATGATCCGGGTCAGGGCGGATAAGAAAACCATAGCTGAAGACATCGCATGGCCGCACGGCACCAGATCACTGGAGTTACTGGACTATGGACGGGGGATTAAGAAGACTGTTCCGCGAACGTCTACCACAGTTTGATTGGACCAGCATTGAATCAGGGGGCACCGGCAGGGGCATTCCGGACAGCAATGCATGCTGCAAGGGGATAGAATTCTGGGTAGAATTCAAACAGACTACAGGCCATGTCGTATCCCTAAGACCCGAGCAATGTGGGTGGATCGCGCGGCGTTGCAGGGCCGGGGGGAGAGTTTGGATTGCTGTGCGACAACGCGCTGCCGGGGGACCACGAAGAGAAGCGCGTGACGTGCTCTGGTTAATCCCAGGATGTCACGCGCAACTAGCCAAACAGATTGGACTTAAATTTGATCAATATGATAGGGTTCTTACATTTCACAATGGCCCATCAAACTGGGATTGGAAAGGAATTGCACAATGTCTAATATCGTAAAATTACCATCAGCAAAATATCTTCAAGCATGTTTTAACTATAGTCCTAAGACTGGAAATTTGCGTTGGAAGGTGCGACCACGTAATCATTTTCCTGATGAACACACATGGAGTATGTGGAACACTAAATTCGCAAATACAAATGCGGGATATATCAGGAAAGGATATTTACGTGTTGGGCTTTACTATCGACACTATGCCGTACATAGGATTATCTGGAAATGGATGACTGGTAAAGAACCATTCAGATCTATTGATCATAAAGATGGTAATCCATTTAATAACCGTTGGGGAAATTTACGTGATGCATCACATCAGGAACAGATGTGGAATTCACGTTTTCAGAAGAACAATACTTCTGGCTATCGAGGGGTGTGGCCATATTCATCAAAATGGCGTGCTGCAATTAGTGGAAAACATCTGGGTACATTCTCAACACCACAAAAAGCGGCAGCGGCTTATAGGGCCGCTGCTCGCAAGATGCATGGTGAATTCCACCGTGACGGGAAATAGCGCAAGCACTCATTGAATCGTAGCGTCGTCTTCACCATCTAGATACATCACGATCCGGACCCGCGTCATTGCCGCCCAGCTATCGTACATATCCAGTACTTCATCATCTTCTTGTTTTCTTAATGACGTGCTACACATCACGAACCGCGCGATATGTGACAGCGCCAGCAAGAACGTCTGCATTTCATATTCGTCCTTGTCGTCGATGCTCATCATCATCTTATTGGCCAGTTCCCATGAATCTTTCATGGGCTTGTCTACATCAATCATTGGTCTTTTCCTTTGCCAAAGAGCCGGAACAATCGTGCCGGTATCACGCGCGTGTCATTGCACACCGCGCAACAGCGTCCCTCCACCACGGGCCAAGCATTGTGACCCTCACGCCAGCCGCTAGTCTCCATATCTATCGGGCCGCCGCATACTGCGCACTTCATCACTCGCTCTTCCTTTTTCACTTTCTGCATCTCCATCGCCTTCCATTGTCATAGAAAACCTTGTGTCTGTGCACGCGAGTACACGTGTCAGTCTCACGCCTGATGACCATTGGCACATTGACGTCAGCTTTCTGATCCAGCACATTATGTTCTGATGGATCAACAACGACAACCGGGGGCTCCACCGGTATTGTCTTTACTGCACGCGGTTCATTGAGCTCATAGGCGCGCCTGAGCGCGTTGACCTTGGTCTCTTCATCTACTTGGGCCAGTAAAATTAAAATACCAACTTCCATTATCATCAGTCCATCCTCGCGACTTCATATGATCCGTCCGGTTGGATGATGGCCACCCAGCCATATTGATAGACCACGACAGTTTCATCACGAAGTTTCATAAGAGCCCACGGCCACATGACGGGATCACCGGGATACTTGATTTCCATGTCTTCACCCATCTTGTGGCCTTTCATGGGCCGCCACCCCCCGCCATGCGCGTATCGTTCCTGAAATTGTTCACGAGCTGGTCGCGGATCATCATCGTGCAGCATATAAGGTATCTCACCACACACATCCTCCGCACATCGTATGTACTCCGGCCAATGATGCTGAAAACAAACTATCAACCTTCCTTCTTCATCCATTTTCCATCCTCCTGTTTTTCGTAGCGTTGAGCCGCCCCCTGCCCCACGATGCCGCAGCCATGTCTCATCCACGAGTAAGGTGTCATGATGGCCCACGGTCCCCTGTAGGTCGCTCCATCGTAGAATACATCTACGATAATTTCATTGAAATCATCCAACGGCCCTACAGTGCCGGTCCAATACTTCTTTTCATCCACGTTGCTTCTCCTTCACAATATTCCATTGCAGACCATCCGCATCTGGTTCAGTCATTTCAACTTCGCGTTCTCCCATCGCGTCTACCACGATCTTACGTGTACGAACGGGGGTATCAATGACGACACGCCCCCCGATACCGGCCCATTGCTTGACCATCTTCATGAACTCAGGCTTGCGCCATGCATCCACGGCCATCGGCATGAAGCTGATGGTCTTGGGGTCAGTCGCCGGTGCAATGACCACCTTGCTGCGATCAGGCCGCATTTCAGGGACCATGCGCTCACGAACATCTTCCCGCTCTTGCGACACCAGCCACAGGCACTTGAACGTGACGCATACCTGTGGCCGCGACTCATAGATCTTGCATCCTTTGCCGATGGCGCAGTTGGAGCACCAGCGTCCCGCTGGTTTCTCCAACTCCGGTATGACAAACACCTTGCAGCATGCCGTGCAGGTGCCGCATGATCCAACCATTTCACGTCACCTCCTCATGTCTATCTGAATCAGTCAAATCCATATCGCCAATGACGCAGAGATCAACGACCATAGCATTAAACGTTTTCTTTTCATGCTTGGCCCTTTTCAAAATGAGCTTGAACAGTTCATCAGAGAACGATATCGCTATCTTGGTGAAGCCATCGCGTTCCTTAAAGCCTTTTGGATATTTTATTTTCATAGCACCGTCTCCTGTGGCAATGCCGCCTTCATGGTCTGTATCCATATCTGCAGATCCATGCGTGCCTGTGCAATCTGAGTGCGTTTATATTCCTTGCCGGTAAAGATCGACGCTGTTGCCAGCGCCCCCTTGATGGTCCAGCCGCGTGCAGGCTTGATGCCCTTGGCCAGCAACCCCAAGCCGCTGCACAGGGCAGCGGCCTGAAACAGTTTAACAGCGTCATGACCGACGAAAGACACTGCTTCGCCGCGTTCGTTATATACGATCTTATCGTTGTTCATCAGTAAATTCCTTTTTGTAGTTCTCTGTCGAAGCAACGGGCATATTTGATGTTGTCACCACCTTCCAGGGGCCGACACTTTTCATGGATTCTGGCGAATGTTCTATCTACACTAGTGGCTTCAGCCTCTTCAATTCGCTTAAACGCACCATCCTTCAGATCCATGAACATGAAAACAATACCAATAGAACAAATCCCGATTACCCATAAACAAACTCTACGCATTACTTCCTCCCTCCATTCTTCAAACAACGCACGAGAGCATCGGTTCCCTCAGGACCGATTCCTCGTGCGGCGGCCACCATCGTAGCGAACTGCGGCCGTCTGGTTTTTCCGATGAACCAATTTCGCAGCGTCGCAGGGCTGACCCCGCTGTCACTGGCAATCTTGCCATCACTCACGCCTGCCCGTTGCTTGGCCGTTCGCAAGTAATCAATCGCTGGATCCTTATCGCGAAACAGATAGGTGTGAAAAAGTTTTGCCTTCATGCCTTCCCCCT